TCTACGGACTCTTTTGCACCTAGCTCTTTTAGAATCTTTTCTCGGCCTCTTTTTTGAGATTCTGCAAACTTATCAGTTTTAATATCTTCCCTTGGGTCGATACCTTCTTGATTACCCACTACAGAAGCAGGAGTTTGTTTTACCGGTTGGTTAGGCTCTTTCTTTGTCCCAATAGCTGTAGGCTCACTAGCCTTAGCAATTTCAGACTCTGCGAAATCACTTACTTCTTCTTTATCACGAGTCTCAGTAGCCTGAGTAGTGAAGGCTTTGCCTGTTTTATCATAAGCAACATTACCTTGAGGATCTCTATTAATTTTAAGAGCGTCTTTTGGGAGCACTCCAGCAATTCTTTCAAGTGTTCGTACAGTCTTTTCATCAGTTAGTAGTAGGTTTCTTTGCTCCATTAGGTTCTCAATAGAGGACGGAGCTCGGCCCACAGATGGTTGTTTGTCTGGGCCGTTATAAATTAATTGTTGGTCTGGGGTAACTGTCCACTGAGAACGAGATAGTATGTCAGCATACATCTCGTCGGGACCCATCTTCTCAGGTCGCATTTTTTGCTCAGATGGGACTAGTGCGTCGGCACTTTCCGAAACCCGGTTTTCAATGCCCTGACCAAATATTTCTGGGTTTGCTCTACGAGCACCAGAACCTATATATTTCGAGTAAGGTTTGAATACGTAGTTGTCGATCAGTTCTCTAATCTTATTGAACTCACCCTCAGGCAATCCGGTAACAATATTATTACCTTCTTCACCCTGATTGAAACTTTTGTCGTCTTTCTGACCAAGCAAGACACGGGCGTATTCCAGGGAGAACCAGTCGTGTGCCATCTCTTCTTTAGAGAGTTGAGATTTAGCTTGGTTGAGTAACTTGCTCTCATCATCTGAAAGCTTTACCTTTGAGAAGTCTTGGTGTGCCCGAGTGTCTTTGAAAACGTAATGAGCAAGAGCCTGGTCTTTCTGATCTGGGGTAAGTGAATCATACCACTTAACAATCTGCTCAGTTCCATAATACCCTTTACCTAAGATGTGTGGAAACTCGTGTATGGCAGCCCCCAATATGTCGTCGTTCTGTGCTTTAGCAGCTTCAGGGTTTAAGTAGATGTAAAACTCTCCAGTTTCTGGGTTCTCTTCTACAAAACCTTTGTTCTCACTACCCTGTGGAGTGCGGTCAGTGACTGCTATCTTGACACTCCCTTTATCTCGGGTTTCAGCAACTAAATTCATGACGCTACCAATGTACTCATTAAGTACCTGTAGCTTAGGGTTCTGTACCTTATCCGTCTTTTCAGGGTCGGGTGACTCAATTGTTACCGGCTCTCCGGACTTTTCAGCTATGTAAGCTACAGCATCGGTAGCATCGGTAGGAGTAAACGCTTCATGTTCCCAACCAGCACGATCAACTGTTGCCATCTTACCTTGGTAAGGTAGCTGTGCGTCTGGTGGTGCTTGAATCTCTTTCTCTTCTTTTACTACAAAACCAGAACCCGCCATGTTGCGGTTTTCTTTTTTGCTGAACATACCGCCCTTTTTGAAGAGCTCAATAGGGGCTGTGATTGCTCCAGGGCCTGCACCACCAAGCTCACCAAAGATTTCACCCAGAATTGCGTGTTTATCCAAGGCTTCGCCAGGCTCACGTGATAGTAGTTGTCCCGAAAGTTCACCAGATGCACCAAAGGTAGCCTGAGCTCCTAACTCTACGCCAGCGGCTTTCATACGTTGAGGCACTGTGTATCTATGTACCTTCTTGTCAGCCAGTCTTAGCGATCTTGCAAAAGCAGACTCTGTAGGAGCTACTCTATTTTTCTTGGCCACTTCTTCTAACTTAGCTAATCGGCTAGTTTGCTCTTCAGTGAGGTTTTTACTTTTGCTAAGTTTCTTAAGCTCCATTAGCTCATCACTGTCAGCGTCTTTTAAATTCTTAAAATACCTTTTGGGTGTCGCTACTTTTTTCATGGTAGCGGGAGCCTTTAGTACTGCGTTGGCTTTACCGGCCATACCTGCGGCAACCGCATCAAATATACCTATGGGTATACCCTTAAGAGCGGCTTTTTCTTTAGCTTCAGTAACAAAGTCTTGATTAGACCACGCTAAGAACATCTGCTCTGGGTTGTGGGTATCAACACCAGCCTCCTGCATGGACTCCATTATTTTAGACGTGGCTTCTAAAAGAGCCGAGGAAACACCAAAATTGATTCTAGCTCCCCAAGCCGCACCCGTAGCGAGACCTGTGGCAGTTCCAACCCCTGGGGCGAGGCTGCCAATAAGGCCTCCGGTACCCGCAGATGTTCCGATGACTTCTGGAGCAGTGTCCAGATAGGCTGGTATTAACGAACCTAAAGACTCGGTCACTACCTGAGCGATAGCTTCTGGGTTGCCAAGCCACTTACCAATAGCATCTAACCAGCCCTCATCTCCCTTATCTGACATCTTACTGATCTCAGCCATAGGAGAGTGGCCTTTCTTGGTCTGAACTGATTGAAGCATTGATTGCTGTCGGTTAATTTCAGCAAGCTTTTCAAAAGTCAGCATATCAATGCTACCAGCACCTTCTAGTGGGTTGAGTAGGGATTTCCCTTGTTCCGATAAATCTGCTCGTAAAGTACCAGATTTCCACCAGGACATGAATCGGTTCATGTCTTCTTTAGTTGATACCCGGCCAACTGCGTCATCAATCAGACCAGCAGACTCCAACGCAATAGCTTTTTCTCGTACAGCAGATAAAAGAAGCTCATTCGTATCAGCTCCTTTTTCACGCTCATCATCAGTCATATTGCTGTAGTTGGCGTAATAATCTTTAATTGCTTCAGTGTGGGCAGTTTGAACCTTAAAATACTCGTCCAACATAGATAAGCGTTTCTCATCCTCTTCGGACATCTCAAACTCGGAAACTTCATCAATCGGTACTTCTTTACCGTCAACCATTACGGTATCAATGCCAACTTTCTTAGCCTTCTGGATAAGTAATCCCTTCCTTTCGTTGGTGGTAAGTTTATTACTTATACCCCCAATCTTACCAAGATTACTTGGTGGTACTTGAAACCCTTCTTGAGTAAGGTACTCTGGTTGATACTGCTCCAATAAAAGATCACTCATCTCGGCGATTTGGCTTCTCTTATCGCTGGATGAGTAGGCCCCGATTAATCGGGCACTCAATGGGTCTTCTTTTTGGACACCAAAAACATCAAGCATTCGCTTTATGTCTACGTCGTTTAAAGAGCCGTTGGGGCTACCCTTAGTATCTTTTTTAGTTTTACTCCAACCATCAAAAGCTCGTTTGAAAGCTGGGTCCACAGCCATTTCTTGCTCTTGTCTGTCCAGGTGAATGGCTTGTTCACCCAGGTACTTCTCCTGAGCTTTTAGAAAATTGTTATTAGTTTGCGACCATTGTTTCTTTACATTTCCCCATCTGCCAGAATTTGGATCTTCTTCGTTTTGAGAAAAATAATCGTCAAGTTCACTTACTATTACTTCTTCATCACCTCTGGGGCTAGAAGAGTAAATACCTTGATACAGAGGTTTAACTTGGTTGTCGAAAAAGAGCTTCTTGCGCTCTTCATACATCTTTAAATTACCACCAGAGGCTTTGTACCTATCTGATATATCTTTTGTCCCTGAATTCCAGGACTGGTACTCCTTAAAAGATCGATCCGTTTGTGGCTGCCTATGCAAGCCTTCGGATTGAGGGATACTACTAAACTGATAACTAGGAGTTTGTCTGCGGAACGAGTCCATCAAACCGTCTACACTGAAGGACGGATCATTAAATGTTTTTCCTGGGTCTGAAGGATCAGATGAGAACTTACTGTCCCAGGAATCGAAATCGTATTCCTCAAACATAGGTCAACTAGAACCAGTTTTTCTTATCTTTAAACTGATCAGAATTCCAAAACTCCAAACCTTCTTCTTCTGACATTTCAGGAACTTTTCTTGAGTTGTCTAAATCGTTTAAGCGAGCGGCCTCAGATCTACGGACCATTTTAAGTTCTCCGCCGGTGGAAGGCCCAGCGTAAGCGGTGAACATGTCGTCTCCTGCTTGCATACTTGAGTTCCTGTCCTGAACTCGTTGACCAATCTGTCTCGTAGTGCTTGGTATAACCCTAGAAGGACGGTTATAGCGGTAACGGTCATACAACCTAAACAGAGTGTTCTTATCCATGTCTCTTGGGTCTGTGTCCACTCCCGTGTCAGCAAGACTTTTTGAAAAGTGGTCAAAATCTGAACCACCTAAAATACCATTTCTTTTTTTAAGACCTTTTTCGGATTCAAAATTGCTAGCGTTGGCGGCACTAATCTGATTCCTTAATCGTCTTAACTCTTCACCTCTTATATTGGCATCTCTAGGGGGTAATGAAGGAACTTCTTGCATTGGAAAATCTTCAGCTAACCGGGCATTTCGAATGTCTTTTTCCAATGCAGCAACAGGCCCACCTATTGAAAGCTTAAGAGCTTCATTTGCAATGGCTTGATCTCGGCCCTCACCCATAGGTACCTTTTTTATTCTTGTTTGTGGCTCTGTAAACGCAGGCTCGGCACTGGTGGTTACAGGATTGTTGAAGCTTTTCGGGGCTTGATTGGCTTGAGAGGACAGGTCTGGAACATCGACCACTTCAGATTCCGGGCCAGACATCAAATCTTCATACTCTGAGTTATCTGGGGCTGTTGGTATGTCTTTATGTGGGTTTGCCACATCCCTCAGGTTGTCTCTACCAAACTTTTGGAAATTTGATATATCCATATTTTCTGGACCAGCGTAGACTTCATCGGGATTGTTACTAAATAAATTCTCTTTTGGATACCCAAACATTTGAGACATTAAATCTTCTTCGTCCCCAGAAAACTCGGACACGATCAAGTCGCGTAATCCGTCGTAGTCTTCGTGTTTTTCGACCTCTTTACTTATTGCATTTACTAATGCGGATTTATCTCCTCCGTAGTCATTGATAAATCGGCCAATCCTTTCGAACTCATCGTCATCAGTGCCACCAAAAATTGGGTTCGGTTCCGCGGCATCAATAATCTGACGAGCAAATCTTTCTATTTCTTCCTGAGTAAAATTTTCTAAATCCATGGTGTAAATTATTTTTATATAACCATGTCTTGCAAACGCTTGTAATTACGGGAACTTTTTCGTTGTTTTACCATTTGATTGAGCGGTACTCGCATAAACCCATCTGGGCATAGTAGTGCGGGGTTTTTCCTTAACATAGCATTGCTAATGGTTTTCTTTTTGAAACCTTTGTATTTAGTCGCAGCATCTATGTTATATAAAGCAATGGCTGCGGCTAATACATGGTCGTCATGGTGTCCTGGGGCAGCTTCAGGCTTGCCACGTTCGTTAACCACGAAGGTTCGCATCTCTTTCAAGACCTCTTCACAAGGAATATCTAGGTTTTCATCTAAAATTTCTGAAGCTAAGTGGTCTATTACCGTTTTTCTGGTAATCTTATCAGTACTCCAACCAAAGCTCTTTTCTACCATTCCTGAAGAATCATTCATTCTTCTCCTGCGGTAACAGGGAACTCCATAGTCCAATAAATATCTAACTAAAGCTAAACCACTATTGTTTACCTCAGGTATCACTAATGCCTTTCCAAAATACAAAGATAACGCAAATACCTCTTCGGCAAGATACCCAATGTCTACTCTGCTGTGATGTAGAGCCACTAATCTTGGGACGTGGTAGTCACCATTGATGTCGTCATATCCAGATCTCCAAACTTGTACGCTGTGGTAATCTGGATCTGCTGCTAGGACTTGTTGTTGTTGGTCTTCGCCCGTACAGGTATCTACAGAAATTACATACTTGTCATCTTCATGTGGGTGGTTCCAAACCTTACAAAACCCTCTAGAGTCAGGTTTAAAAGTGGCAGTTTCGCCTTCATTCTGAATATTTACAGTACCCACCTCGGATTTCTGTTTTTTAGTGCTTTTTTCCATCTTTTTTAAGATGTCTACGTGAAATCTAGGCCTTGATGACATCAAGAAACACTCTTCAGCATCACTAGGGTATTCTTGTCTAAATTTACTTAAGTCCCCATTACACTTATCCTGGAGTACTCTGCGTCTCCAGTGTAGCTGTTCGTAGTTAACATCGAACCTATCCATCTCGGAATGCTCATCATCCGTCATGGTATCTTTAAAATGTTTTAACTGATCTTCAGAATCAAAAGGAATCACCGAATCACTAAATTCAAACCAGGCAGCAAATACCTTTGCCCACTCATTATCTTGAACCCAAGTGTTATAAAACCACCCTTGGGGGCCGTTTGGGGTAGAGTCAGCTACTACTAAAGATAAGTTATCCCCGTCATACAAGGACTGTAGATAAGCCAAAGCTGGGTCTCCCCTACCCGTGGTAGTCCAAAATGCGGTTTCGGTCATGTTACCGACCTGAATAGTTCCGCTTCGACCAGCGTTTTTCGATCCTGCAGTCTCTTTTCCGTACGCACTTCCGGTGTTTAACTTTATGAGATCTGCCAGATTTCCGTTGTCCGCGAGGTTTGTTCCGGTATCGTCCCATGGGAAGGTATCGTTTTCCGCGTATCTTCGATAAATCTCGAAAACTTTGTCGCTCGTCCCCGCAATATCCCCCATCAGACTCCCGCTTAAGTTCTCGTGCTTTCTCATATGATGATATGTGAGCGCTTGGGCACAAGTACTCGCCCCCTTCTGACGGGGCTTCAGGATCACCATCTTGCAAGGGACGTTCTCTATCTGACATTTTCTGTAATGATCGAACATCCTTTTTTGTAAGGTGTTCGCTATAGGTTTAATATTCTTACCACGCTTGTCTTTAATTACTGCAAACGTGCTGAACCAGACCTCAGGGTCGATTCTTACTAAATCATGAATCTGTTGCTCTTCGGGGGTCACTTACCTAACCTTAGTTTATCCACGTGATCCTCTAACTTACCTACACGTTCTTTTAAGTGAGCTATGTTCATGTCTTGGGTCGCGTCTGCAGGTAGTGCTCCGATCTCGCCACGAGGCCACTTTATCCTGAACTCTGTGTTCAATTCGAGATCGTGTTGTATACGTACGATGTCGTTCTCAATAGTATTGAGACGGTTTACAATCACACTGTACCCCCACACAATCGTACCCACGATGCCAATTACTTTGGCGGCAAATGCCAGCTGAATTTTCGCTGATGTGTTCTCGTTTAACATGGTCATAATCCGTATTCATAAGCGGCTTCTATTTTAGCTCGCTCATCATCACCCATTCCAGCAAGAGGGTTGCTCTTAGCTTCCTGCATTGCAGGACCCTCCATGAACATATCAATAATACCTCCCCCGAGACCTCTGACCATTGGCATTCTGCCTGTCATCATTCCGGGTTTGGTCATCATTTGGGTGGATCCAGGATTCACATGCCCAATGACTTTACCTTTACCTACATGACCCGTATGTGTCCTGGCACTGCCTTTTGACCCGTCGTTCCAGACATCGGATAAAGAGCTACTCCCCTTTTTTGGTTTCGGTAAATCGGCCCGGTGGGTATAGTCGGGACCTGCTTTATGAAACATATCAGGGTCACCCTTCATCATAAAAGTGGTCCCCGCCATACCGGGTTTCCGTGGTATCACAGGAGGTTTGTGAAAACGATCGGGATGGGTGGCGTATTTAGGTTTGGAGTGGACTGCACCTTTCGGAGGTGTCGAATTCACAATAAATTTTTGGCCTGTTCCAGTGTCTACAGAGATTGGACGAGATCTTAGATCAGGGTTAGATAGACCTTTAGGGTGAGTCATCCTATCCATTAAAAGTTTGTTTTTAGCGGCGTTCCCTAAATCAGCAGCGTCAATTTTATAATTCCATGCGGTGGGGTGGATCGTTTTAGCGTTACTATGTAAACGGACCTGAATTCCATTTTTATATACATCTTTAACTAGTTTTGGCTCTGCTCTTAAGTTGTCTGCAAAACCATCACTAAAATTTGAAGTGTGTGCAAAATACCTGCCAGGAGTCATCTTGCTGTAGTTAAAGGGGACATACTTAGGTGCCGGTACCGGAGCCCCAGGGCTTACGGCAGGCATGAAAGGCTCTATATCGTAATCCTCCATCAACACTTCCACCTACGGCGAGCAGCCTTTCCACGCTCACCATTCCAACTCTTACTACGAGCACAAAAAGCTTTTCTTCGTTTAGCCGCTTTACTGCCCTTTTTAACTTTACCAGTTACGGCAGTTTTAAGTTTGGATCCTGGGTTAGCACGACGATACGCAGCTACACCCTTCTTCGTCATGCCAGCACCAGCTTTTGCTGTGCGGTAATTAGCTCCTTTACCCTTCGTAGTCTTACGAATTGGTTTACTAGGCTTTCTTTTGGCTGGCATTACTTACCCCGCTTACTACCTTTCTTAGGTACACAATTAGGAACCTTTCGGCCGCCCTTACTCTTCATGCCAATGGCACTATATCCCTTCCAACAAGGGCCTTTTTTCTTTGGTTTATTCTTCTTCGTCTTCATTTAAATCTAAATCTAAATCAAAGTCTGCTTCGAATATTACACTAGATTGGCAAAACTCTTCCACCAGTTGTAATAATACTTCTCCCATGTCGGTTTCATCTAAGTCTGACTCTTCCCACCACCTCAGTAGGACTGAGTGGACCTCATTTTTAAATTTTTTAGCGTCTGGTTCCATTGTCATCTAATTTTCCAGTAAACATTCCAGCTTGTCTTCGGTACTGTTCCCCTGGAGATAGGGGGTTACCCTCACCATCTAACATCTTCCACTCTCGTCCTATCAATTTGTAGGGCTGTTTGTTCATTTCAAAATACCCGTAAGGCTCGGATTTTGGGGTTTCGGGCGCTTCAAGCTGACTTCTATGCTTTTGGTAATTTTTTAATGCGTCTCGAAGCCCTACTGGGTTACTTGGGTCTAACGAACTCTTAAGTACATCTAGGTCATATTTAGATTCTTCTTCGTACCCCTCAACCGGAGTGTAATTATCAACCTGCTCCTTGTAAGTTTGATAGGCTTCAGGGTCGGTTTGAGTAAAATATTGAGCTAATTCTAAATTTTTTTGGGGATCCATAGTGTGGTAGGCCATTGATTCCGGTTCCCCCGGGTCCTGGGGGGTCCTCATGGCTAATCCATCACCAAAATCCTGCAATTCGCGGGGTTCTTCTTCATCTTCTATGAAATATACAGGTTCAGCTTTCATTTTCTACTAGTTCTAGAGGTTTAGGGGCTATTTCTTGGACTGCACCGCCGTACACTTGCAGTATATTTGTCAAATCTTGACTAGAATCCATTAATCGGGTCATAACTTCAGCGGGTGATGCGTGTAATCGAGTAGAATCAGTGATATTTATGTCTGTTCGGGTCGCTGGCTTCCCAAATCCGTACTCTAACATCAGTTTTGCTGATTGTAGTCGGGTGCCGTGGTCGTCCACTTCTTCGTAATCTACACCACGCTCACCGTTTGGCTTACTTTTACGGACAACATGAGTAGCATCCATCCCTTTTCTTAGGACAGCTACAGCTTTCTCATAGTCTTTCTCCTCAATGTAGGAATGCACATCATCTAGAGTCTTCTTTTTAGCCATTGCCCACATTATCGAACAATAAAAAATCCTCGCAATCGATTGTAATACAACGACTAAAAACAGTCTTCTTTATTATCAATATATAGTCGATAGTGAGATATGAAATTTTTCGGTACCCTCGGGGGTCGGGGTAGTACCATTGGGTTCTAGATCACAGCACATCAGTGTAACACATACGTAACACTTGCGACTGCTCGTTACACAACACGCTTATAGTCAACGAGTTAGTGTGGTAAGGCAGCGGATTAGATGTCCGTAGGTTGTTAGTCTATTGATCAGCAGACATGATCGCCCCAATCCCCACGATACTTATAGTCAACAAGATAGGTGACGAGTGGCGATAAGTCAAGGGAGGCAGCGTCACTAGGTAGTTGTGCTGATATGATAGTAAGCTTACCAGCACCAAAAAAAGCCGACAGCCACCGAAGTGACTGCCGACTGATTGTTACACAGGGTTTACATTCATTAGTATGATATCAGGATTGCGTGTGTTCTTTGAGCGTGTGAACTTGAGCTTTTTGCCTTCAACGGCATTCGCAATGTTCAAGACCAACAACCTGTACAGGTCGTGATGCTTTTTGTCGCTTCGTTGGTTCTTGTCCAACTGAGGTACATCTTCTACCTCCAACTGAATGGCAAGACGACGTATGTTGTCATAGTCGGTCCCACCTTGTGGAGAACGTATTGCGTGACCTGATCCGTGCTCGCCATGTTTGGTGTCAAGCCACATGGTTCCGCCGAAACCTTGTTTGTTTTCTGTGTATCTTACACCTGTTACGATATGCGTTCCTTCTTTTTCGAGACGTGGACGGTTTTCGATTTGATATCCTTTATTTGCTATAGCCATTGTATATTTTGGTTAATGTTATTGTTATGTCGTTATTGACACTTTTGAATTATAAAACTTAACAACTTAAAAGCCTTCAGCAGGGATGAT